TTACTACAATTTCAAACACATTCTTGAATACGAACTTTTTGTATTTTCTTAATAGTCGCTTCATTTTTTCTTTCCTTTGATGTTCATTAACAATAAGACAATCGATAAACTGGCAACACCAATCTGAAGGATCTCATGGATTTCAGTTAAACCGATAAAATAGTTAGATATACTTATTGCAAATATTTTTACAGTATCCATTAATGTTTTCCATTTAATCTTGATAAATTGCCCTTAATCTCCATAAGGATTGCCGATTGGTCATTTAGTTCTTCTACTAACTTTTCGTGCCTTCTATCCCTTGTTTCATCGGATTTATTCCATCTATCAATAAGTTTAATAATCATGCCTTCCATATTTTCTAATGTTTCCGATTGACCTTTGTTTTCAATTTTTAAATCTTCCAGGGTTCGTGCTTGTTCCTGGGATCTCTTGTTTAAGCTGTACACCAGGAACATAAACATTGCCCCAACTACAGCGATCATCCCACCCTCTTGGTATAATTCCATGAAAGATTCCATGCTTAATCTTTAAGACATTTTGCAAATCGTTTTAAAACTCGCTTGGCTATGTATTGTTTACCTGGATTTCTTGCTATCATTAATATGACTTGTTCTCTGATCTTTGATTCTTGCTGTTCACTCATTTCTTTTTCTTACGCCAGGATAATGGGTTTACTGAAATATTTTTTTCGTACCATTTTATTTGGTCCTGGAGATCCTGGGCTTGTTTTGATAACTCTTGTCGCTCAAGCCTTTCTGCCACGATGTGTTTATCAACCAGATCCCGTATCTGTTCATCAGCAAAAGTAACCTTATCTTCCAATGCGACCAGTCGAGACTCAATCCTCCAATACCCATATACAATGCAACCAGCAAGAAAGATGATTTGTCCCAACCATTTAATATTAAGGGAAATGACAGCATTGTCATCAATAATGCTACCTCGATAACTTCTCGCAGTCTTTGGCTTATCATTCACCTGACCTTGATCTCTTCGAGTCGATCATGCTTATAGCAATAATTGACATCACTATAAACATAGCCATGATACCAATGAGTAACTGAATCAACATCCGTTATCTCTGTAAAAACCACGCTTGAAACAGAATCCTGTGGTGCGAGAGGGATGTTTCCTACGATCCATCCCTGGCTTGTGCAACTTGTAAACCATAGGAATATTAAAAGAACTGCTGGTGTTTTCATGGAGTACGATAAAATCCCCGTTACGCTGTTTCTTGATTTGGTTCTTCACCCAGCCCTTGTTCTCTCAATCCATCTTCAAAGGCTTTTAACCCAAATTGCATTTGAACTAATCTAAAATTAGCTTTCTGAATTTTATTGATTAAATCTTGCCTGTGGGCCAACATAGCTTTCACCTCTTGCGACATTTCATTAATCTCTTTTTCGGTGTATTTAAGCCCAAGAATTTCAAATGTCTTTGATTGTGGCTCTTTTTTATTTTTTGCCATTTTCATTCCTTTTAATTAACTTTCTAAAACTTTTACACGGGCTTCTAACTCTTGAATTGCCTTCACTAAGACTGAAACTAACTCTCCATACGCCACACTTTTACCACCTGTGATAACATCTTTTTCAATAACCGCCTCTTGAGCCTCAACAGCCTCAACCGCCTCAACTTCGGCTGTTTTAATGTCGTTAACACGCACACCATCTGGTAAATCATCGCCTTCCTCCCAATACGTTGGAGCGACATATTCAACTGCTTCAACAGCCTCAACAGCCTCCTTTTTCAAAACATCCTCAATGATAGCATCACTTCCAGACACAACTTCTGGAATTATTTTTTCTAATTCCTGAGCGACGAAGCCTATTCCATCAATATCTTTCTTTTTATACTTATATTTTCGTGGCTGTAATTGCAGTACCTCAGCAAGTCCATAAGGTAAATCTACAATGTCCTTTTTGCGAAGCACATCAGAACTCGCAGAATATGCTCCATTGGTATCAATACCACCGCCCAGACTTGTTTCGAGAATCATATCTGCACCATCTTGGTGAAGAAAAAGACAAACCGCATTGTCTGCACTTGCATTATCATTGACGATTTTGACAAGATTTCGAGTGCTATTATCACTACTATCTGATTCAATTAAAATAGCACTCCCTGTAGTCAGAGAGTCCATGTTTGCCATTCTAAGCCCATAACCAGTTGTAAGAACTGGGTCTGCAAAATAAATTATAGAGTCTGTTGTAGTTTCTGAATCTATATAAATAGATGCACCATCTGCTCCATTATGATCAAAAAATAAATCTGTTGAAACAGCATCATTATGAATTTTCAAACAATTCGTGCCTGTTGCTCCCCCATTATCATTAACAATTCTCATTAAGTTCCGAGAAGAATTATTGCTATCTTTACTGTAAACGTCAAGTAATGTTCCTGTAGTCAAATTCGTACCAACTCCACTACTGGATAGAACTCTTAAACCATATCCAGTACTCAGACTTCCAAAAGTCATCAAAACGCCAGTTGCATCTGTATTTTCAGCATCAATTTCAAGTGCAGTTTGGTTATATTGTTGAGTCATCAATATTTTATTATTATTATTAATTTTTAAAGGTGTGTCAAATCCACAACTTGAATCTGCTGAACCTGTTCCTCCAACCTGAAAATACCAATCGCCAGAGTAGGAAGTGATTAAGGCACAATAACCTGAGTTTACCCTTTTGTAGTCACTATCAGTAGCTAAATAAGAATTTTGAGTCAGTGCCAAATTTGAATAAGGAGTAGAGCCACCAGCTATACCACTCCCACCAGTACTAAGTTGGATAGCTCTAAAAGAGGTATGCCAAGCACTTGGTGTAATGTTTGACCCCGTATTTCCAGATAAGTGCAACTCACCATTAATTTCTATGATATTATCACTTACTAAATCTAAAACACCATCTGCTGATTGGTGAATGTATGTGCCATCATCACCAAATTCTAGGCGGTTAGTACTTGTTATCATTACTGCATCGGTTGCTAATGTGATTGGAAAAGTAGTACCATTATCACCATCTTTAACTGCTACATGAGTAGTACCATTTCCACCACCATCATTATCTACATGAAGTAGCTGTTCGTATGATGATGCTATTGTTTGTGAACCTAAAGCTGCCATATTCTTATCCTAACTTATATCTTGCCACCTACGAGTCTCATTAGACCAGGTGTCGTTAATCGCACTCCATTCTACTACAACTGAAGCTAATCTTGCTGCTTGTGTTAGCATGGATTGAATTTTTAAACCTAAACTTAACATTAGCCTACATATGCTATTACTTTACCTGACGCAAGTTTAAAACCACTCCATCGTCCAAAAATTGTCATTCCCTGAGGAAATGTTACACTGTCAATAGCAGCACCAGCATCTGCGTCAATTAATGTACTTGTTCCAGCATCATCTAAAAACAACTGCTCTGTTTCAGCAATTAATCCATCTGTGCTATCAAAAACTGTATCTGCTATAAACTGAATTGCTACAAAAACTCCGCGCAAGTTTGTACATGCGTTTGTTCCTGTTACGAGAATTGAACCTTCTTGGCCTAGAGATCGGTTGCTGACCTCTGATACACTAAATTGCGCCATCTTGTTTCTCCTTTACTTATGCCTTACCGAGCGTGACAACTCTCATGGGCATATTGGTTTAAATAATATTTTCTTTTCTTAAACTGGCATCACTAATTACGTTTATGTGAAAAGTTGGTGCGCCAATTAATTTCCGCACCTTTTTCGTCTTGCATTTTGGGCAATTAACACGTTCATCACGTTTTGCTAACTGCTCCCACTTATACTGACAACGATGACATAAGTAATCGTTATTTATCATTCTTTTTTTTCTTTTCAACTGGTTTTACTAGTGGTACGCCATTTTTATCACATTGAACACAACCATCTTTTAAATACGCATCAATTTGCTTTTTTTTGATCCATGATACTTTGCCAAATACTGAACCATCTTTTCTTTTAAAATATTTCATATTCTTTCCTTTTATAAGCAGCGAGGTGCAAACCGCACCTCGCCACTATTATCCTTAATCCAGTTTTACGGATTATTGAAGTTGACTACACCGCAAGATGTAGAGCTTGTGGCATGAGACAAGCACGCGCCAAATAAACAATCCACGACCAAGCTAGTTGATAAATAATCAATATCATAAGCTGCTTGGACTCTTGGTTGCAACTGTGCTGCGAAGTAAACAGATTCTTTCTTAAAGATAGACGCTGTTTCATCGCCACTACCACCATCATCATCCCAATCTGTAGATACAAATGTTGGCATTCCATAGACCATTCCAGTATGTCCACTAACAGTTGGATTCTGAGCATCACCTCTTTGACTTGCATCGTAAAAGTCTTGCAGTGATAATGCACTCATGTACGCTGCTGGAGACATATATAAATATGTTTCTCCATCTGCATAATCATGTCCAGCATCCAATAGTTTTTGGAGTCCAGAACGTAATAACGCAGTAGTCCATGTGTTATCACTACTAAGTGATACATCATTACCAGTTGCAGACTGAATAACAGTTACTGCAAGATAGTTTTCAATATACTTAGCAATGGCATAACCCATAGATTTTGCATACGCGTTAAACAAATCTGCTGATTCTTGTATACGAACATGATCACCAATTCGTTTTGCTTCATATGCGTGTTGATCAACAGTAAGGTCCACCTTACCATCTGTGTTAGCACCATAGGTAACAGCAGAACCACTAGTTAAATCGGCAGCAGTATCCTCAGTGACTTTAGGTATGTGTAAAATATCTCCGCCTTCGCTCATTAAAGATGAGAAATCCATTACCTGGTTTCTGATCTGAAATTTACGCATTGCAAAGTCCATAATTGCGTCGCGCCAAAGCTCTGGTATAAAATTGGCAGCGGTTGATGTTGTGACTTCAGCCATAACTTTTTCCTTTTTTTAATTAGCTCGCTTCTTGTACTTATCCAGTATGCTTGTCCAGTTTTTTTGGCGATCCGAATCTGGTATAGAACTATATTCTCCAATCACTTCATTTACTGGTACTGCTGGGTTATTTGCTACATTTACACGAGCACTATTTAATTTTTTATGTATCGCTTTTAATTGGTTGATTGGTAGTGAACCAAATGTTTCACGATCATCTTGAGTCATGTCATTTAACAGTTCAGTACGCATCGCTTCTTCTTGCTCTTGCGCCTGTTTTACAATCGGTTCAAGCTCAGAAATCTTTGTGGCTCGCTCTTCAGCAAGTGTTTTCCACTCTTCTTGTTGTTCCAATTGATTTTGCCTTCCTTGCTCAAGTTGTTTTTCCAATTCAGCAATTTTTGCTCTGTCTTTCTGACTTCTTTGACGATATTTCTTGCTTTCAGCAATCAATTCTCCAACATCGCCAATTGTTGGTTGATCCTGGCTATCAGTTGCCAACTCTTGAGCTTTTTGCGGTTGCTCTTCCGTTGGTGCGCTCTGCACGTTTTCTTCAGACATCCTGTCCTCTCTTTATCCTATTCTGACCACATGTTTGGTCTTTGTCATACGCGATAAATTTTGTGCTATATTATTAGCAAAATCTTTTACAATACCTTCTTCCACCTTACTACCCAGTGCTTGATCATCGGCAATTAATCGTTTTGGTACACCACCTTGGCCTTCATTATGTTGATGCATTTTTGTACCTTGCTTGTTTTTCTTAATGCCGTAAAGAAATTTGATTTCTTTGCCTTTAAAATTTGTTTTTATTGGCTGTAAAGAATTCAGCATTTTGCCAGTTAAGGTCATATTTACATGGCTAGTACTAGAATTAATTTGGTTTTTAAATTTTTTAGCTCTTTTTTTTGCTGCATAACCTTCGCTATACTTAGCAAATGGCTTATTATTTGCATCCTTGCCTTGAAATATCTGATCTCGATGTCGCATTGCAGCGTTATTTGCCATGCGTTTTATCATTTCTGGCCCAAAGTGTAACATTTTACTAAACTTAAACATTGATAGGTAACCAGTAATGTCTGCAGTTTACTCCACCGCCTGTTTCCATTGCGTCCTTCTTGACACTTTGAATTTCTTCTGTAGTCATTGGTGACCTTCGTAAAAATGTTCTACATACAGCACGATTTTTTTCATCTTGTGGACCAATATAGTCATACTGCGTTTCTACTGGTAAATCAGCAGACATCTGCATAATAACTGCACGTCTATAATTACCAAGTTGTGTTCCAATCACATTATCTATTCTTGGAATTGTAGTTTTGATATTATCACGCATTAATGTAGCTATTTGTTCTCGATTCATTTTGCTTACAATTCCTTGTGCCATACTAGATTGCATATTTGCAGTAATACTACTTGTTATGCCTTCGATGTTGAAGCGTTGTATATTTTGAAGAGCCACAAGTTGTTGCTCGGTCGCAACCCCAAAAAACGGCAAATCAGTAAGAATAGTCTCCGTTGCAGCCATGAAGGCGTTTTGTCCGGTAGACATGCCCAACTCTTCAATAAAATAGGTCGCAATGTCCATTGCAGCGATAAATGATAGTATCTCAGCCACTGTGTAACCATCTTCTTCTAGTTCCTTAACATCGTCTGTAAATCCAATGATGCTGTTCTCAATCGCTTGCTCATAGCTTTCAACTGCTTGATCTATTGTCATTTGTTAAAATATTTAATAATCGGTTTTGTGGTGCTTTTTTTTCTTGTTGCTGCGTTTGTAAGTCTTTGAATTTTTGTTTATCATCATCACTTGCATCTGGATTATGGTAATCAAACCAATCTTCAGGACTTGCAAGGCCACGATCAAATCTCCAAGACCACAACATTACCTCACTCTCTGGAGTTAATGCGTAATTTGGCTCAAGAAAATCAACACTATAGTCATCACCAATATTCACATTGGCTTCTACGCTTAAAATTGCTTTATCTACTTCGTATCTGCGATGCTCCCAAGGACGCCATGTATCTTCCGTCATTGCACTACGTTCATCCAAATTTTCCATTTCTTCAATAGCTAAGGCAGAAGCAGATGGTGCATTCCCGGAATTATCTCTAGCATATTTTGCACGAATATGGTTGTTATTCAATGTGGTTTCCACTAAGAAACGTGTGCCTTCAATAATTTCTGTTAAGCTGCCACCAGCATTGGTGACACCAAAGTTGGCTTGCTCTGGTAAGTATAAAATTTTATCAGTTCCAATTTGTATGCGACTTGCATCATCCACTCCAGTAATAAACTTGATTCCCATTGCTCCGTATTTAATTGCAATTGACAATTCCAAGAGTGCTATATTGACTGCTAAATCTGTTTGAGCCACATCAAGTGCATTGCCTACATCATAATCCCTAATTGGAGGATAACGATGTGAAAAAGTTACTGGTAATGTTCCATATGGATTTACATCACCATCATTTACGCTAATCTTCCTTCCACTTTCATCAATTAAATAATGACTGTCGTGAGTCCAGACACTATGTAAAGGTTCATTTACTCTGGCATTGCCTTGATAATCAATTGGATAACATACACCAACGGCTTGGTCTCGTGAACCACTTT